TTAGGTTTATAGCCTTCTTCCAATGCAAGCATAAGTTGCTCAACACCTTCACTTGTCCATGAAAAGGCTTGTTCAGCTTTACCTACACTAAAGTCAAATCCTGCACTAGGTGCTTGTGGTTTCTGTGGCATCTTCTTTTATTACGGCTAGGATATGATTAATATGTAAGATTTCATATCTTTTATCATCAAAGGTATATTCTGTACCCTTTCCTATTGTTTTTATTACTTTGTCACCTTTCTTAACTTCTAATCCATCTGATGCTTCAATAACTAAAGCCTTGCGGTTATACTTTTCTTCAGGAATCCATAAACCTCCCTTGGTTTGTGTTTCTTGTGGTATTTCTTCAGTGAGAATGTAATCATTCTTCATTTTCATCTTCGTCAACATCTTGAATATCTTCTTCGTTAATAGTTTCTTGTAATGCTCTCATTAAATCTTTAGTACCTCTAGATTTTAATCCTGATGTTTTTGATCTTGAATCCCCTTCAGGGCTTCCATGATAAACATCTATATCTCTACTTGTCTTTTTAGCATTTTCTTCAATAGCTACCATGTACATGGTTTGACTCTTTATGATGTCTAAAAGAGTTCTTTGCAAATCACTAAGTACTTCAAACATCCTAGGAGAAACATCCCCTTCATTAATTATGTCCATTAAACTAGATATAGCAACTTCGCTGTTCTCCATCTGCCTTATCAACATTCCTAAAGCATATTCGTCTAATTGTGCCTTTGCTTGAATGTATTCATGCTCGGCTATAATTTCTTCACTTAAATAAAATTTAAGAAGACTAGTCATTACCTTTTTAGCCTTTCCTTTGGCTTTAGTTAATGCAACGGCTTGAGTACCTTCTGCCCTAACCTTAGGTAATTGTGGAGTATCATCTAATCCAGGAACTTCATCAGGTAAATCATTAAGTAAATCCCCAATGCTATCTCTAAACTTTTCTTTCGGGTTTTCTTCCATTAATACTAAATTTGTATTATATATTCCAAATTTTAACGGGCATCAGAAACTGTCTGAAGTAACAATTCTGGTGAAGCGTTATCCAGCAATAAAGTTAAATGAGTATCTTTAACAACGTATTGACTAAGAATTAAGCTTTGTAATTCTTCTTCTATTGGTTTTTCCCAAATTCTTATATTAGTTAAATCGGTCTGTGATCCTAAAAGTTTCCATTTTAAATCATTTACTACACCTACGGGCGTATAAGTCTTTGATTCGTAAAAAATCTTAGATAGTTTTGCTGTAAGGTTAGGATTTATTGAACCTGATGTTTCTGGTGTGTCATAGACATAAAGACTTAACTGCCTAGAAGTAGCATTAAGATTAATTACAAATGCATACCATTCATCTTTTGCCAATGATTGGGTCAATTTCCACTTATAATACTTGTCGTTTATTTTCATAATAAACCAATTAGGAGTATAAGTAAGAGATACAAATTGCGTCGGTGGAAGTAAATCATTTTCATAAATCATAAAATTATTACTCGTCTCCTTGTTAAACTTAGGAGTACCTGAAGTAACATTATCTACATACGATTCATCTAAAGTAATAGAATCTCCATCTATTTTAATTATCTTAGCTATTCCATTATATGATTGTGTTCCACTAATAGAAATCCAATCGCCAACATTTAAGGCTTGACCAAAGGTAGGTAATCCACCAGTATTAAATTTAACTTTTCCATTGTCATCTACTATAGAAAGAATTAATACATTAGTTCCTATAGGCGATTTATACTGAGGTCTTGCCCAAAACGTAAAGGCCCTGTCTTCTTCCGCTGCCCATCCTTGATTATATCTGTATTCAATGGCTTCTTCTGCAGTTCTCATTGAATCTAATTCATAATGATATTTAGATATGATAGTCCATTCATTATAAACATTTTCTTCTTTAATAATTAGCTTCTTATCTAATACCCTTCTTACATAATCATTACATAAACTTCCTATAGTGTTATATTGATTAGGTTTTCTAACGTCTTCAAATTCATCTTCTCTTTCTACTTTAAATTTATCTAAATCTGAAACTAATGCTTTAGTATCAGCTTCTGCATTCTTACCTGCAAGAGAATCACTAAAACCAACGGCTGTCCTTTGTTGATATGGTACAAGACTTACTCTCCAATAAGAGCCACTGTAGAGAAAATCATCAGCTTCGGCAATAGCGTCAACTTCATACATTCGATTCATATATTGTTTAAAGTACAAATAGTCTCTCATTTCTGGTTTCGCACCAGCACCGAAGACTGCTTCAAATGCAGATTTAACAATATGAACTTCAAACTGAACCGGAAAATCCATCATCATTGGATTAAACTGAATCTCCCTTGTAGGTAATTCATTATCAGGAATAAGTATCTTTACTTCAGCTTCTTGAATAACATCAAATAATGAATATTCTTTTAAAATAACATCTCTACTTCTTTGGTCAGCTTTAGTCTTAAAATAGTCAACACAGAACCCAAAAAGATTAGAAGTTACTGCTGAAAGCTGATCATACATTGCAGATGCTCTACTTAAATCATAAGGATTCCACGATTCACCGCAACAATCCACTACTAGGTTTGGTAACCCAATACATCCTTCAGCACCACATTCTATTTGCGGAACTCTACATATTACACCACCATCTGTTACCAGCTCTAATGCAATAGATTCGAATTCCAAAGTGCCATCGCCCACCTGTTCATACCTATATTGAATCCAAAATGGTTTATTTGGATCTAATAATAAAGCTTCCAGATTCGCATTAGTAAGAGTGATATAATCAGAATATGTTACACCGTCTGTACCCCACCTAAATTGCTTATTAAAATAAACACCAGTATTTTCGCCTTTAGTAACATCAGTATATCCTAATACCTCAACCACATTTTTATAAGGCTCTTGGAGGCTAATTAATATAGCATCCCCGTTGGCATTTGTCGTAGTTCCGTTAACTGCCATTAATTATGAGTTTATTTGTTGTTCCTTACTTTCACTGGTTTTCTTAGCCCAGATTTTATCAGCTGAAGCTAATCCTAAACCGCCGATACAAATAGCAGCAACTGCATTTACAATTGATGGTTCTACCGGGTGTTCAGTATAAAGATTAATAAATAAAGCTGCACATAAAGAAAGACCTGCAACTATACCAATAAATCTTTTTGATGAAGGTGTACCTTTTTCGTCTCGTAAGAGCCCACTGACCCAATTAATTATCTTTTTCATATACAAACATTATTTGTTTATATATTCTACATCTCTGAACTTCCGCCAATATTCCAAGCAATGATCTTACCGTTAGGCTTTAAAATAGATTTAAGCTGGTCCCATGGTACAAATAAATTTTCATTTCCGCCAGAAGGATCCCAGTAAACTATATCGAATTTTTCGTTTTCAAATGTACTTTCATAATTAAAATTAAACGCATCTCCAATGATAACTCTAATATCATCAATGTTTTTGGTTTCAAGATTAATCACTTCTTGGTTTTTTTCAATGACTGTTAAGCGTGCATTCCTTTTTCTAATCATTTCATTAATAAATCCTATGCCATACCCAATTGATAAAACATTACATTCATTAAAGATAGAGTCAAAAAAAAGTTTATTGGTTGAATGTTCAACTTCAGTATTAGACATTAACAGCTCTTTAGTATCAGTATCCCATAAAACCTCATATTCATTTCCTATTGCTGAATTACTAAAATATTGATTCCAAGAAACAGAAGGCAATTCAGAAATTCCATTAAATGTATAAGATTCTCTTTTTAACATTAGAACGGGGTATAATCAGTTTTTACAATCAATGTAGGATCATCTTCCTCCAACTTAGGGTCAATATGATCCACTATGTTAAACATATCTATTTTACCATCAATCTCCATTGAAGCTAAAATGTCTATTATGGCAGTTGCCTTCATGTAGAAATAAGGCTTTCTCTCAAGATACTTATTTTTAAGAATTTTAAACTCGATAAGAGTTTTGTTAAATTTATCTAATTCTTCCCTAGAAAAAATCTGTGTTAAATCAAAAATTCCTTCAACTATTTTAAAATGAAAACTATGAATCGGTAAACCATTTTCATTCTTAATAAGTCGCGTATATTTTTTATCGTTATTAACAGTAAATGTTAAAAACTGAATGTTTTCTAACTTTCTAAAAATTGACCATAAAAAATAAATTGAATTAGGCTTTATTGAAGGATCAGGAATTAAACCTAAATCTTGTACCTTTTCAATTTCATTTCTAATTCTTTTAGAGGTTTTAATTGCATTAATAAACGAAGATACCTTTACTGTATATTCACCATCTACTTTAGATAGGTTTTTGCATTCTTTTTTAACTCTACTTATTATGATGCTATCAAAATAGTCATACTTAAATAGGACAAAAGAAATATGTGTAGGTATTCCTAATTCGAAGGTATTATCTATTAGCATCATTTCCCATCTGTTTTTCTAATATATCTATCGAGGATTGAATTAGTGATGGATTGTATTTTAATGCTTCTCTATATTCTCTTTCCCCAATCTCATTAAGTTTCATGTAAAATTCTAATGCCTTTGGATTAGGAGCCCATTCCTTTTCCTTTTGCTTTTGTGTCTTTTTTACTTTTGTGTAAATAAAACCAGGTACTCTATTAAATTTAGATGATACTAAGCGCCATGCCTCGGCTTGGCCAACGGGGTCTATTTTAAGAGAGTTAAATAAGTTAGCTTGGATTGGGAACTTAATACTCATAAATCTATTAGTCATAAATGAATTTTTAGATTTATCATAATTAGATAACTTATCCCAGTGTTGATCTTTACCAAACAAAACCTTTATGTAATCAAATAATTTCATTAACCTATTTTATATTTATATGAATAACTTTGCAGTTTGTTTATGATTCATCCAATCTTTCCCAAGTACGAGACGAGACTTTTTTACTAGGGTCTTCCATCATTTCTTTCATTTTACTAACTTGGTATTTATGACCATCATCCCAAATATCTGGAGATTTTTCCAAAGCATCAATCTTACCTTTAACCAACCACGGTGGTACTCTTTGACCCCAAGACCACTCACCAACATGTTCAACTAAATTTTTCTTATCTTCACTATAAAAAGAAATTGCCCAATGATTTTTTTCTGACTTATCATTAATAATATTATTGTATGCATTCATTACGTACCATATACCGCCCTCGCAAAATACGTGCTCTTTTATGTAATCTGAATGAACAGCAAGTTCCACTAGTTCAGGAATGGCATCTTCTTTCCACATTTTAATTGCATCTAAAAATTCTTTGGCTCTGGTTAATGAAAATGATGTATCAAATGTACAATCATTAAAATGATTTTTAGATATGATGTGATAATTATTCCACTTTGTTAAAGGTAACTCACTAATTTTACGATCAGACTGCTTCGAATACCATTCAGCTTGATAAGCTAAAACTACCTGTAAACACCATTTATTTTCATCTAAGTAATTTATTAGATCATCTATCTTAATGTAATTATTTATGATTAGATCATCTTCTTGGTGCCAAATAAAATCATAATCTTTTTCTAAATTAGATAAGATATCGATTGACTCTTCCCACGTATTAGTTAATCCTTTATTTTCTTCATGAAGTCTTATGTAATTATAACCATGAGATTCTGCTAAGAACCTCATAGTCTCATCATTTCTATCAGTTGGCATATCATCAATAAATATACCATCTACTTCATGGTCTCCCCAATCTATAAATTCATCTGATGTTTGTAATGTAGGTATCAGATATTCTAACCTGTTGGTTGACCATAATATTTTGCAAATTTTCATATTCTAAAACATTTTATTTTGTGATTTATTTCCTTTGATAAAAGACATATCATTATTATCATCGGAATCGTCATCTTTAAAGAATGACGCCTTAAAAGAATTATCAATCTCTTTGGCATATTCAGTTCCTTCCAATAAAGATTTCATAGTTGAAATGGACTTTAACTGTAATCCTTTAAGATTTAATTTTGATTCAACAGATTTAAACATTTCATCAAGAATACCCTCTGGGATTGATTCCGCGGCAAGAACCATAAGGTTTACATTAGACTTAATATTAGAAATGATTTGCTCTCGGCTCATATGCTTGGCATTCATAACTCGCACAGTCATATTTGCCAGGTCAGTAACATACTCATCATTATAAAGATACATATGAGAAAGATGGCCATGCTTTTCCTTAAACTCTGCAATAATAGCAGTTGCCTTTTTCTCACTGATACCGTATCTGCGATTTTTAGAAGTATAGTAATATGCAGGAGGTACATTATCACCAGCATCACCAGTAAGAACTTTACGGAAGCGGAAGTCTTCAGGATCAACTTCTATAATAGATACTTTTTTCTTACGGACCAATTCTTTAAGTAATTTCTTAGCTTGATTTTCTGGTGAGACTGACGTTTTGAGTACATCAAATACATTATCAGAAGATTCTTCAGTATTTTCAGTATTCATCCACTCAGAAAAACCTTGATAAGTATACAGCTTCTTATGAGCAGGTGAAAACAGAATAGTATGAGTGTTATTGTTTTTACTCTTATCAACTAATTGGACAAGGTCTCTATCACCAGTAAACATAATTACTGATTTATCATTTGCAAGAGATTCAGTATTCCATGCATACATAAGATCATCACCTTCAGCGCCATCAATTTTAGAAATAATAACACCCTGTTTAGATAAGATAGAAATAAAATCAGATGTAGCCTTTGAGAAATTATCCCAGTTAATGTTACTGTCTTGTTTACGATTACCCTTATAATCGGCTTCTGGGTAAAAGTCCTTTCTCCATGATCTTGAATCTACAGTCCACACAATTTTATCAATAAGACCTTCAAAAAGCCTAACTTGATATGCAAAATCTGTTGCGAGCTTTTTTACAAAAGACTGAACGTCTTCATCAGTTCCTAGTAAACCTGCCTTTTTGGATCTACTTGGAATTACATAGAGGGTTCTAAATAAAAAATAATTGCCATCTATAACAAAAGTATGTCTACCTGTTTTTTTCATATAGTGTGTATTTTATTTAAATATAACAGGTTATGGTTTAGATTGAAAGTTATCATCCATAAATTTATTTTCTAATTCAATAATGTTCAAATCAGGATACTCTGTCTTTAACCATTTAAACCTTCTAACTGCATCTCCTAACGTATAATTATTAGGATATTCTTTAATAAGTAATTCTAAAAATTCTGGTGTCATGCTCCATTAACTATTGTTTGTAATTCATATATACACGCAAGCATTGATACAGCAGGATCAATTACAAGTTGACGTTGAGATTGGTATTTTGCTACTGTTACAATTATTTGTGGTATAAATTGAATATATGATTGTCTATCTTGTTTTATAAATTCTATAAATTCAGCACCTAATGAAGAAAGTACGTCATCTGTTCTATTGGCATAATTAGATAGCATATATTGATAATTTTTAACAGGATCTTCACCATCTATTACCAAATCATAAATATCTCTATACACCGAACTAAACTTCTTAATATCATCAACAGTTATTGTTTCTAAGCCTTGTGATTTAAAACCTTGTAACTGATTTAACATATTTCTTAAATCAGGGAATTTTCTTTTTACTAACTCCACCGCTGCATGTTTATCTATTCCAATACCTTCTTCTTTACAGATTTGAAAAACTCTCATAATGTAGCTTTTCATTATTTCGGTTTCTTCTTCTTTGGAAAAATCAAAATCAATCATTTCAAATCTTGATTGTATTGGATCAGGTACTTTGTTAATGTAATTACATGTTGCAATAAATCTTGCATTAACATTAAATTGATCCATAGTAGCTCTCAATGCTTTAAAGAATTGGTCAGACACACCATCAATCTCATCAAGAATAATAACCTTCATTTTCCCAGGTTCATCCATGATAGAACGATTAGCACAAAAGTCTGTAATTCTATTTCTAACAACATCAACAGAGGTATCAGTTGATGCATTAATGTAAAGATAAGGGTGCTTAAAGTGTTTTACTAATGCCTTAGCAGCTGAAGTTTTGCCAGTCCCTGGGCTACCATGTAATAATAAATGTTGGTAAACACCTTTACTTAATTTATCGCCTACTCTTTTTGGGGTTATGAGATCATCTAGAGACTGTGGTCTGTACTTTTCAGTCAAAAGTATGTTTTGCATATTTTTCATAAAATAAGATAGATTTATTTTTATATGCAAAAAAAGGATAAGGTTTCAAATCAAATAAATAAAAAAATCTGCAATGAGAAGAGTAAGAAAAATTAAGAAAACTGTAGTAATTACATTGCCTAAAGACAATTCTTCAAATCAACCTTCACAGATAACCAGAGGGTCTGTTAAAAAGAATGTAGTTAAAAAGGTAGTTTCGCCAGCACAAATGAAAGGAGGTAAAAATAAACCTGTGCCTTATGTTACACCTAAAGTGTTTAAAAAGGTTAGTCCTATATGGAAAGGGCAAACTGTTTATCTTATAGGTGGAGGTCCATCCCTTAAAGGGTTTGACTGGAATAGATTAAGAAACAAAAAAAGCATTGCCATTAATAAAGCCATAAAGTTTTGGCCAGAAGCTGATGCTATGTATTGGACAGATGGTAGAGTTTGGACCTGGTTAGAAAAAGAAATTAATAATTACAAAGGATTAAAATTTACCATTAGGCCTAGGCAATACTCTAACGATGTTCATATTCTTAAAAGAGGAAGAAAATTTGGATTTGAGGAATCTCCTGATACATTGGCTCATGGTAATAATAGCGGATATGCAGCTATTAATTTAGCAATTCACTTAGGAGCCAAACGAATAGTCTTATTAGGTTATGATATGGGAAACGACGGTAAGTCTAGTCATTTTCATGATGGGTATCCTACTGCTGCAACCGGCGAAAATATTTATAAGAATCAATTTTTACCAGGATTTGAAATTCTAAAAAATGAGTTAAAAGGTAAAGACATTCAAATATTTAATGCATGCCTTACAAGTAAACTTAACACATTTAAAAAGATATCAATAGAAGAAGCATTATCTTTTAGATGATCTGCGTACATAAGTGAGAAACTCCCTTTGTTCACCTTTTAGAAGAGATTTACAGTGTTTAGTAAATTTAATGGACGAATCTATTATCCTTTGATCGACCCTTTTATTCCGTGAGTTATGTGCCTCTGAGCATTTCTTACATACAAAGTTTTCAACCTTTTTAGAATCCATCCGGGATTTAATTTCTACTTTACAGATTCCACAATTCCAATCTACTAAATCGGAGTCTTTTTCTAATTCTTTAATATTTGTAAAGGTTTCTCTAAAAGGATTCCAAAGGATACGGTTAGGATTTTTTTCATGCTCATTCATATCCTCAACCTTAAAGATAACTTCAAATGCCTGAATATCAGAATCCAACCATTTAAGATAATTATTCTCTATCATAAATCGTTGCTTTAAAGGAGGCAGATTCTCTAATAGAATACCATGCCTCCTTTTATACCATCCAAAGTTTATCTTACGGACTTTATACATTCTTCATTAACCTTCTAAACTTTTCGGAAACAGATTCCTCAAGCGGTTGAAATGATTCGTTAGGTTTTGATAAATTTGCTAATTGCTTTTTAGCATCAGCTTCCTTTTTCTTAAGTTCAGCAATATCTTCTTTACTATCTTCGATTGCCTTTTGTAATTTTTGAACCTGTTCTTCTGAACCTCTACCAGTTTTTAAATCTCTTTTGGCCTGTTCTAAATCTTTAACAGCTTTATTCATAGTAGTTCGTTCAGCTTCTATGTTATCATTATAGGCTTTAATATCAGCTTCTAATTTTGCAGTAGGATCATCAGGAGTTTTATCTAAATCCTGTATCTTTTTCATAACTTCTCCTATGTCATCACCAAGCCCTTGTACTAATTCAGTATTACCTTCAGCCTTAGCTTTTTTCTGTTGTGCTTGTTTAAATTTGATTTCAGCTTGAAGTTTAGCCTTTTCATCATCACCGTCTTTAACTGCGTCATATGCTGCCTTTGCTTTATCTACTTCTTTTTGTGCATCTTCTACAGCTTTCTTTTTAGCATCGCCCTGAGGATCTTCATTTTTACCAACATCATCTACTTTCTGTGTAGCCGGTTCATTCTTTTGTTGTGGCTCTTCCTTTGCAGAAGATTCATAATCCTTAAGATCACTCTGAGCATCGGCGGCTCTTTTGTTAAGTTTTTGAATTCTAACTTTTAGTTGTTTAGTTTCTTCGGCATCTGCTGATTTAAGTGCAGTTTCTGCTGCTGCTACATTTGCTTTAGTTGTAGCAAGAGTTACAACTTTTTTAAGACCATCTGTGGTAGCCAAATCTTTCATTCTCTGATTAATAGCACTTGCTTTATCTTTAAGGGCCTGATTCTTTGCAGCATTAGCAGCCTTAAGAGTATCCATTGCCTTTTTATCTAAGTCACCTTTAGATGCTTGCTTTTTCTTTTCAAAGTCAACATTATTTAAAGCCTGTTGTACTTTAGCCTGTTGATACTTTTTAGCATTATTTTTAATCTTTACAAATTTAACAGGACTACCTAATGCAGCTCCAATATTTTCATTTACAAATTCATCGTATGATTTTACCTTTCTCATTACTATATTTTGATTTTATTATATATTAGAGATATTAAAACAAAAAAGGTCCGCCTTTCGGCGAACCTTTCTTAAAGTATTTATATACCTAAATAGAATTAGATGATCGATACAGAAGCACCGAATGCGAATCCTACAGTGTAGTACATAGTTTCTGGGTGGAATCCAGCGTCTACTAAAGTGAATCTAGATTTAACCGCGATTTTAGGAGCCATAGTTCCTTCTGCGATTGTTTCAACAGATTCAGCCATTAAGTAAGGCATGAATACCAAACCAGGAGAATTACCATCACCTTTTCTACCTACAGCAACTCTATAGTCAGTCCAAGCCATGTTTGGATCAACATAAATAGTTACACCAGCCAAAGCACCGATTGGATATAAAGATCCGCCGGCTTGGTTGATTGTATTTGATAGTGGGTAAGGTACGAAACCTGCGATATCCTGAAGTGCCGTAGCAATTTCTCCAGAACATACTGCGAAGGTAGCAGGACCTCTACGACCTCTTGTTGCGATCAAGTTAGAAGCAGCAAGAATCTTAGTATACAATCTACGTTGTAATGATCCTTGTGTTTCGCCACCTGTTCCTACCAACGTCTTATTCAATGTATAAGTTACGTTAGTGTTAGTTCCATTACCTGGACCTAAGTTTACAGTAGCAGTAGCAGCATCAGCAGCATTACCTAAGTAAATAGATAAGTTCAATCCATCAACAGCGTTTACATTAGTTGAATTTTGAGCTCCATTTCTGAAGATTCTATCCAAGATGTATTTGTTGATTGACTGAGTTAACTCATTAACCAATACAGCTTCTACTTGAGCAACTGCATCAATTCCGAATTGCTTAAGATCTTGAACTTGCTCTCTGGTCACAGCGGCAGCAACTTGGTAAGTCTTAGCAGCAACTGACTTGTTAAACAAGCTTAATCCCATAATGTTATCCGGAGTGGCTTCACCTACACCTCTTTGGTAAGGATCAGTTCCATCAATAGATTCATTAGTAAAGGTAGGAGCACCGTTTAATGGGTTGTTATCTTCAAAAGCATTACCGGAGAATCCAGGAATGTGATCTTCTAAAGCTTTAACATACTCAGCAGCACCGTCCCAAGTACCAACTACATCACCAGCTTGAGCAGCAGCAGCATCATAGAAATTTACAGCGTTTGCAACAGCTTCGTAAATAGCTTCATAACCTTCTTCACCTTGAGCGAAAGAACCTGCAGTAGTTGGATCTAAAGTACCGTTACCTCTTACACGGAAGATTGCGTAACCGTCAATTCTAGATTTTCCTACGTAAGTTAATTCGTAAGATGCACCTTCAGTACCAGTTCTTGCAGCAGAAGAAGCGTAAACGAGATCATTTACAGCTAAAGCAGCAACACCAGACGCCATTGTCAATGGAGCTTTAATTAAAAGAGGAGCAGAATCGGTAACTTTACCACCAGCATCTGTTACTCTACCTCCACCGTATACAAAGTCTAAGTAAGTAAGAACTCCCATAGGACCTTGCATTGGTACAACAGGTACTAAGTCTAAACCTACAGTCTGAGCAGCAACCTGCATAGCAAGTGGCAACAAAGAAAATGGTCTGTCACCAGAACCAGAAGTCATACCGTTGTTGAAGTTGTTCATTGTAGTAGGATCGCTTGGGAATTCCACAGCGTTCATACCTTGAACATTCATGTTAGGATTTAAGTGTACAGTATTATATACACTCTCATTAAGGTTGTGGTAGTGGCAGTACTTAGACATCCAAGATAACTTAGACTTTTCAGTGATACCAGTAGCCTCCTCAATGATAGGGCCCCAGGTCTTTTGAACCTCAGCCTCGTTAATTAATTGATTTGCGTACATTTTAGTATTTTATTTTTTGCACTTTTTGTATAATCTATCTTTAGTTTTTTGCTTCTTAACTATAAGATTGAATTTCTTTATTTATTTACCCAGATTAAACTTAACTTTGTTGATAAGGTCAGCAGCAAAAGATTCATTTACTAATGGTTCTTTTTTGTTTGCAGCCTCAGCAGCGGTTTTACTTTCATTAATGGATTCTGTTATAACTTGAGTATCTCTAAGATCTCTTGTAGACCAGAAGTTGTTAATGCCGTATTGGTTATTAACTGGGTGGAATTTAGATTCCGCGATGATTTGAGCTTGGCGAGCTTCAGAAAGGTTATTCCATTTTGCTCTGAACTTTTCAGGCATATCATCAATTACATTTAATTCTCTTTTCTTTTCAATGAAATTAGATTCCCAAATGTTTTCTGCCTGAATAGTAGACATAATTGGTTGAGCATTCATTGATTCAACTATTGCAGCTTGCTTATTTTCGGATAAAGAATTAAATTCATTCTTCTTAGCCTCTCCTAAGAAGTTCATAAAATGCATTTCGGATACATTTTTAGTTTCTGCAGCAGCAATCAGTTTATCTAATTTTTCTTCAATAGAATTTTTGTAATCCTTTCCTTCGTGCTTCTTACCACAAGCTTCATACATTTCTTTTAATCTTGCCTTATCGCATGAAGGATATTGTTCACAAACTTGTTCATATGTCATTCCTTCATCGACCATCTTTTGCATTTCTTCCATTGATGGCATAGCTTCAGCGTTTACGGCCATTCCTTCGTTAAGTGCTTCACCTTCAACAGAGTTTACATTTTCAGCGATGTACTCAGAATACTTAATACTCTTTTCAAGACCTTCGCCAAGATACTCAGAATAAGCAATGTTTTGATCAACCTTTTCGGCTACATATTCGGAATAGTCAATGCTCTTTTCTAAGTTTTCAGCAACATAGTTAGAATATTGAATTCCTTTATCAGCCATTTCAGCTACATGTTCAGCATATTGAATACTTCCGTCAAGTTCTTCGGCCAAGTAAGACGCATAGTCTTTAATTGAATTTACATTCTCTGCTAAGTAATCAGAGTATGAAATGTTTTTATCTAGATTTTCAGATAAGTATTCAGCATAATCAGTAACCTGATTTACCTTCTCTGCAATATGCTCGGAATACTTAATAAGTTTCTCGATCACCTCATCATTGTTAGAATTGGCCGATTCTTTAACATTACTTAGAACTCCGGATACATATTCCGTATACTTTTGAAAATCTTCAACAGTTACAAAATTGTTATTTTCCATTGTTAGATCTTTTTTATTATCGGTGTTATTTTCAGTTTCTTCCATTTCGTAGATTAATATACCTTCATCATTACCAAAACCAAAAGATTCATTTACTCTTGATAACTCAGCATTTTCAAAGCCAGGATCTGCTACTAAGTCATAAGTAAAGAATTTCTTAATTTTAACTTTACCATTTTCATCTACCGTACCGGCAGCTCTACTAGAAATATGTAAAGGGATGCCATCTTTAATAAGAGCTTGTGCTTCTTTACCTTTAGATGTATTTAATAATCTAATTTTACCAATAACTTGCTTTTTAGCAGGATCGTAATCTAATGATTCAACAACATGAGACACATTAGCCAAACTAACATCAAAATCTTTAGGGTGATCTAATTCACCTAAAAGCTTATTGGTTTTAACTTTTTCTTGTAATTCATTAATATGAGGCATTACTTCCTTTTCCTCATATATTCTGTTATTCTTGTTACGAACACCAAACTCGGTAAAGACACCTTCCAATACAACCGAACCGTCCTCGCCGGTAGTTATATCTAGGTTTGACTTTGCTCTCTCAAGAATCAATAATTTTTTTCCTGACATTTTCTACTAGTTATTTGATTTATATATTACAATCTTTGTAAACTTTTTATCCAAAGCCGGCTAATGGATCTTCATCTATTCCATCTGCTTTCTTTTCTGGTTTAAAATCAGCCTTATCGGCTCCTAAAAGGATCTTTTCAATATCCTCTTCTTTATAACCTTCCTTCTCTAAATCGGCTCTTTCTTTAGCTCTTGCATTGGCCTTTAAATCCTCACGAGTAAATCCACCATATCTCTTAACAAGGAATCCTAAATCAAAGTATGGAATTTCCTCCATTTCTGCTGTCATTGTACTTAATTGAGTTTTCAGATTACCAATGAAATCAACTCTCTTGGTTTGCAATTCCATTTCTTTCATTTCTTCAAATACATTATCCTTAACAAAATTAAGTCCTAAGCCAGATTTAAAAGAAACATCATTTTTTAATTCTGGGTGATTAAGACACATTTGAAGATATACTGGCTTAACTAAGATTTCTTGCCAAATTGATCTTAATCTATTAATAAATTTAGAAAACTTAATTTCATCTCTTAACATACCACTGGCATCCATATCATAAGTATTACCACCTTCTTTATCAAATCTAGAAAAAGGAATCTTAGAAGCTAACTTTAAACGATCAGCAAAATACTTAAGAGATTCAGTATCTCCTAAATCTGGACCATCTCCACCGATTGTGCTTATTTCTGGTGATTCACCATCTTTAGATGGTAACCAATATTCTTTATTAAAAGGTAACATTGGTTTACCATTTGTAACAATTTCGCCGCTTTCTTGGTTAAAATCAACAACTTCTCTGTAGGAATTCATTAACTGTGCCAATGATTGTTTTGCTCTTGTTTTAGATTTACCACCTACCGGGATAATAAATTGAGTCTTAAAGGAAGCATTAGAAACAGCCCATATAATTCTGGTTGTTTCCATAATTCTTAAAAGGTTAAATGATCTTATTAATCTTTCAACGTAAGATATTCTCATAGGGGAATTAACCTGAGAGTAAGAAAGGTAAATAATTTGAGAATCCCAAAGCTTTCTTTCTTTGGCGCCTTGTCCTTTGTATTGTACCCATTGTTTTTTACCAGTATCAGTATCAATACCTGGCATTAAGGAGATAGGATCTAATTCTTTGAATCCAATAATCTCTGTTTGCTTATCATTGTAAACTATTTCAAATGCAAGAAACCCATCAACTAACCATTTTCTAAAATAATTCCAGGGAGATACTGAATCGTTAAAACCAAAGTAATTATAAATGTTATTGTAAATATCCCCAATTTCATCTTCAATGGATGATGCAATATGACCATGAAAGTCTGCATACGCCATATAATTACTTTCATCAAAAACAATTGCTTCATCGGTTATTACATCTAGGATATCTTCTATTTCATCTTGTACTGCATATTCTCTAAGTTGGTCTCTCTTTCTTTCATAATCTTTATCAAAGATAGAGATATTCTTTTTCATTGAAGTATCCGTTAATGATAATGCAGCAAATGCGCTATACATATCATCAGAATCAGAGCCCATAGGGTTAAATGTATAACCCATTTGATTTTCAGTAAAACCAACAGCACGAGAATTGCGTATGATCATATCATCATATGCCATACCTAAATTAGAAAGATCCTTAAGAATTTTTCTAACGGGATTACCAGTACTTAATGGTCCTCTTCTATCAGTAAAACCTGCCATATTATTATCTTTTATTGTTTATATATTCTTGTAATATAATGCTTGTGCCTCGTTAATGTTTCCTCCAAAAAATTTGTTTTGGTTATTAACAGCACCAATGTACCAATCTTCATAACCTAATACTTTAGGTTTTCTGATTCTATCTAATCTGTATTGTCTTATTGCATAAGTAAGATTGTATTTTCTTGCCAACGAAGACTTTAAATTATCATAAGTAAATTCTTTAAGACTACCTTGTGATTTAGGATTCCCAGTTGCACCTTTTAGCTGTTGAGCTATAACACTCTGAAAAGATCTAACTACATCGGTAAGAAATGGTATTCTTGCTTCATAGGGAATATAATGTAAATTTATCCCAAGCTGATGATTATCTATACTTTTACCTAGTCCTAAAACAATTGGGTTAGTATCATAGAAAAATTCGTCAGGCGTAAAATATTCAAAGCAATACATTTTCCCGTTTTCTAAAACACCAGTATCTTTTACACCTACTTTATATAAATCGTTTGCAGATGCTTTAGATGCTCCAGTACGACCTTTATTTTCTGCAAGGTAAATATCCAAATCTTCAGTAAATGATCCTACTATTGCCATTAGAATAACTTTGAATCTTCGGTTAATAGCATTACTTTAAAGTTTCTCAATTGAGCTGCTTTATTTAATGCTTCAGTCTTACAAAGGTTTTTAACATAAGTTTCATATCCGTATTGGAAATTCTTCATAGCCTTTGCAGTTTTTCTTTTTGGTGCCTTTGGTTTTTGTAGCTGGGCTTTTGGTTTAATTTCAACCACATACTCTTCAACGATACCATTCTTATTCATTTTAACATAAAAGTCTGGATAATAATTATGAAACTTTTTATCTAAGATATTAAAATACTTTATAGAAAAAGGTTCAGATATCCAATTTATAACATCTTCATTATGATCACACCAATGACAAAACTTTCTCTCCCAACTACTTCTATAGATAATAGGACCTGGTCCCATATACTTTTTAGGATGATGAGGTTTATAATATCCTTGTTTAAATCCTGACTTTGAAGTTGGTTTTACTTTCTTTATACTCATTAAGTTTAAATCGTATAGATACCGTCACTGTCTGCACTTCCATTAATTGATACAGTTCCAGCATATTTCTTTGGATGTAATTTATTCCACCCCTTTGCAAAGCCTCTCTTTGCTATTTCAGTAAAATATGCAAATGCATTAGTACTTTTCTCTGGATTAAAGTTTCTCCAGTACCTGTAAAGATCCATATAAGCATAAGCTATACAATCATCCCTATCGTCAGGATTTGCATATGATAATTTTCTTGAACATTTATCTGCTAATAGCATTAGGAATTCTAATGCCTTTGGTGTTAATTCATCTTGCTCTTTAGATTTTTTTATCTCTTCAAGCAGATCTCTATTATTTAGGTAATTTCTTTTTCTAGCCATCCCATGTGTTTTATTTATTATTATATACAAAAAAAGCCGATAGTTTATTATTGACTACCGGCTTTTAGATTATGGGTATGATTAGATCTTAACGTTAAGTTGACCTTTTGGGCAGATTGTTGTTTTACCTGTTTTGTAATCTATACATTCTAATGAATCGCTATCACCAAGAGAAGTATAGTCTTCAGCACTTACATAAACTTCTTGTCCTTTTCTAAGACCGTTTCCGCTTTTGTTTACCTCAGCCTCAACGAATCCATCGTCTAGGTATTCTTTACGACTTTTTTTTTCTGTTACTGATTCGTCCTTTTCATCCTCTTCCTCATAATCTTCACCTTTATGAGTTTTAGATTTATCACCTTTATTTCCACCTAATACAACTCTGTCATAAGTTTCTTGTAAAGATTTTTCAAATTTAGAAATTTCTTCTTCCAACAGATTCATTGCTTCAGTAAGTTCTTCAGTTTCACCAAGCTTGTTAATTGCTTCCTTAACTTTAGCTTTCTTTTCTTCTAAGAAAGAAATCTTATCAGAAATCTCAGATCTTTCTTTTTCTACTTTAGCAGCTTCATCATTTTCAGCAATAAGTCTTTCAGAAAGAATTGGGCTAGCATCGTAGTTAATAAATTCTTTTACTAACTTAACGGTTTCAGTTGCAGATTCTACTAATACCATTTCATTTAAGTGCATTGCAGAATTAACCTTATTTACATAGATACCTTCCTGTACTCCAATAAGTGTTAAGAAAAGATTTGTAAATTCAGTTGATGTAATGTTTGTAAAGTTATCCATTTCAGCAAGAAGATCAACAGATTCAAAGAACTTACATACATTATTAATTTTCCATTGATTTCTGTAACCAAAGAAGTTGTTAACCATTAATGCTTCTTTTACTTCAATGATACTTGAATTTGATAAATCAACATTACCAAGCTTAAGAGTACCTTCAGTTAAGTTGTATTCTAAAGTTTTACCGCTTTCACCGAAAGTAACTAAAGTACCGTTCATATTTTTAAACATTCCTAAACCTTCCAATACGTCAAAGAATCTAGCATCTTCAACTTTAGTTTCAGAAATTGTCTTTCCATCAAAAATGTAATTCTTACCGTGTAGGTGGAATGTTAATCCATTTTCAGATTCCAATACTGGTGAAAGAATAGTAGAAATAGCTCCACCGCCATTTTCAATTGCCTTATTATCTTCTGCCTTCATTTCATTTACAATGGCTTTACAATCTAAAGACCATGGGTTCTTAGCAGCAATAGCAGAGAATTTAGTCTTAATAGAATCAGAAGATTCAGTAAGAAGACCTTCTAAGTCATTAACAAGACCTTCATAAAGTTTACCTCTTTGGCCTTTTGTTCTTTCGATTGCTTCAGAAATTCTGAAAGACCATTTAGTATCTGTATAAGCCCCAGCAATATAAGATCTTAATTCTTTAATTGGGTTTAACCATTCAGAAGAAGCAAGGTCTCTGTGAAGTTGTTTTGCAATGCTAAACTTAAGCATAGGATTAACACTGTTTTCAATTTCTTCACTGATTACTTCTGTTTCCTCGTTTTTAAATCTCATTGGAAACGCCTTAAGAGATTCTTCTAAAATGTTAAGTGCATTTTTAGCAGAATAAGAAACTCTGGATTGATCAGAGTTCATTTCGTTTAAGGCATTAATGCTCTTCATAACATTTTCATGCAGTTCGGCAAGTGTAAAGTTCATTTTGTTATGATTTTTTTGTTTATTATTGTTTTCAGTAATTTGATTTCCTTTGAAGGCATTAATAGCACTCATTCCTAATTGTTGGGGAATTCCCATTCCAACTAGGATAGCTAATACTTGTGAGTCTGTCATTGGACCACTTTCAACAACCTTACCATTTCTACCATCAAGTTTAGTTTTACCACTCTGGGCAAACAAAACACCAACAATGTCAATTAACTGCTGGTTAGGTGTATTAAGGTAAGGTGCATCAGTATTTACTCCGGCCTGTTGCTCAATTGCACCATCCATGTAAACCTGAGTTTGTCCTTCTTTAATAACTTTTTCCATATTATAGAATTTGATTTGTTTTATATATTCTAAGATCTTAGAGTTAATTATCTACTGAACCTAATCCTGAATTATCTGAATTAATTCTAGCATTAGCATTTCTGTAGCTTTTACTTAATTCACTTTCTTTTTCTTTTTTAGAAGTATCTATTTCCCTAACATCATAAGGTCCACCGGTTTGTTTACTGTTAGGATCTGTATATGATAAATTGCTTTGTAACGATTGTTCAGGCGCCTTAATAATATTTTCATCGGTAAACACAAATTTCTGGAATACACCACCAAAGTAAATTCCTATATCCCCATCCGCCCCACATCTAAATTGTCCAACGCCATTTGCATCCGGGTTATTCTTTATTGCTTCTTTAGTTATAAAATCTATTTCAGGCAATAAAATACCATTTTCAAAAACAGGCATAAAAGATCTTAATTCCATATCAAAAGTAACCTGAAATTCTTTTTTGTCATTAAGTCCCCACTCAAATAACCTATCCTGTGAATAATCTTCTGGTACTGACATGCTTGCCTGGACTCTCATCATACCTAAATCACAACTAAAAAGAGTCCCTTTGTAAAGCTTGCTCATGACAGCTTCAGTAATTTTTAGCATTTCTAGGTTATTAGAACATATTAATGTTACGCCAAACCCCATAGTCACCGGTAAGAAATTAGTCTCCAGCGAAAATGTTTTTAAAACACCTTCCCACTCTCTTACAAATTCGGCTCTCGTGAATTTATTTGTTTGGGCCGATGAATCAATAGACATTGAATTCATCTGTAAGATACCTCTAGGTACTACTTCATAATCGCCTATGGCCTTACCAGAGGCTTCCGCATCAAACATAAAATTATCTAAAAGAAATCTTTCATTACCAGAGATAGAATAGAAGAAAGGTACATTAATCTTTTTAAGAGTAGTTTCATCTACCTGGTTATAGTAATAGACCTTTTCACTTAATTCTGCTAGCATTGATACTACTAAGTATCTTAATATAGTATTATCCTTGTTGTATTCCTGATTATAGGCACTCATCCACTGAATTTAATTTATAGTTTATTTATCCAATAGATTCAATGTTAAATTCGCTAAAACCTGCATCTTTAGTAATTTCTATCTTCTTATCAAAGTATTCACTTGGTAATACAGTATGGTTGATAACAAAGGTATTAAGGCCTATATCTTGAATTGTATTATGAAGTATGTTAATTATATGGTATACACCATCCGAGTCGATAGATGAGAAGATTTCATCCAAAAACAGAATATTAAGCGATGGGAACCTAACTTTAATCATTTTCATTAAAGCCATAATAATTACAAAGTCAACCTTTTTCTTTTCCCCTGTACTTAACGTCTTTGGACTAATTTCAGTTCCTAGGTGATGTAGTGTACAATTAAATTTATCATCAAATCTAATTCCAAAAGGAATTCCCATTTCTCTTCCCATTAAAAGAATGTGATTATTAAAAGAAGGTAAAATA